TGAATTTTTGTGGGTTGAAAAGTATCGGCCACGCAAACTAGAAGATTGTATTTTACCTGCGGATCAAAAGTCCATCTTTCAAGAGATGGTTGCTAAAGGTGAGATTCAAAATATGCTACTTTGCGGTGGTGCGGGTATGGGCAAGACCACAGTTGCTCGAGCATTGTGCGAAGAGTTAGAAACAGATTATATCATCATTAACGGTTCAGAAGAATCCGGTATTGATGTTCTTCGTACTAAGATTAAACAGTTTGCATCTACCGTATCATTCAGTGGTAAGCCAAAGGTTGTTATTTTAGACGAGGCAGATTATTTGAATCCTAATTCTACACAGCCTGCATTGAGGGCATTCATAGAAGAGTTCTCATCAAATTGTAGATTCATTTTAACTTGCAACTTTAAGAATCGGATTATTCCTCCGCTTCATTCTAGAACTGCGGTTATTGAGTTTAAACTTCCTAAAGCTGAGAAGCCAAAAATTGCATCTGCATTCTTTAAGCGTGTGAATGAAATCATGTCTATCGAAAAGATAGAAGCAGATGGTAAAGTTATTGCGAAGGTAATTGAGAAGCATTTTCCTGATTATCGTCGGGTATTAAATGAGCTACAAAGATATGCAGCATCGGGTAGAATCGATGAGGGTATTTTTGTAAGTCTTAACGAATCCAATATGCAGGAATTGATTGCATCGCTTAAAGATGGTGATTGGAAGAAGATGCGAACATGGGTCGTTAATAACCTAGATAATGACCCAGGCACAATCTTTAGAAAATTATATGACACATTAACAGACCATGTCCAACAGGTTCCTCAATTAGTTCTTCTGCTTGCTGATTATCAGTACAAAGCAGCATTCTGCGCAGATCAAGAAATTAATCTAGTAGCTTGCTTGACTGAGATTATGGCAGCGGTAGAATTCAAATGATCGATTTATTTAAACCTACTTTTGATTGGATTCGTGATGACTATTCTTCTAATCGCATTCGCTTTGTTGTCGAGCTTGTTGCTTGGGCTATTAGTATTGGTTGCAGTATTACAATGGCACTTACCGTACCAAACCCTCCCCTATTGGTTCTTTATCCTGTGTGGATTACTGGCTGCGCTATCTATGCTTGGGCTGCTTGGACTAGGAAGAGCTTTGGAATGCTGGCTAACTATATCTTGCTAACTGCAATTGATTCCATAGGTTTGATAAGGATGGTACTATGAGCCTATTCGGAACCCCCGTAGTAAAACCTGAGATTGAACCTTATAAAGCGCCAGCAATAACACCGTTTGATTTCATAAATGCTATTCATTATAGCAAAGATAATCTGATAGTTGACGATTGGTCGGAGAAACAGTATAATCCCTTTATCATTAATAAGGGATTATCCTATGGTCACGATACAGTAATACCCGCAAACGAAATGAATTCTCGTCCCCACCTGGACAAAATTCTTCAATTTCATTTTTTAATAAATATCATTAGGCCTAAGAAAAGATTTAATAAATGGATCAAGGCTGAGAAAATCGATGATTTGGAAGTCATAAAAGAATACTATGGTTACAGCACAGAAAAAGCCAAACAAGTACTCCCACTTCTAAACGATTCGATTATTGATGAAATGAAAAGAAGAATAACAAAAGGTGGTAAGAATGAGTACTGACATCATACATATCAACTTTCCGGGGTATCACCCTTTGGAAGTGGTATTATCTGAACCAGACGATTTTTTAAAAGTAAGAGAAACTCTAACACGTATAGGTGTCGCTTCTAGGAAGGACAAAACTCTATATCAATCATGTCACATTCTGCATAAACAAGGCAGATATTTTATTGTGCATTTTAAAGAGCTTTTCGCTTTGGATGGAAAAACAGCTGATCTATCAGAAAACGATTTACAACGTAGAAACACAATCGCAAAATTACTAGTGGATTGGGGTTTGATTACAATTAACGATGCTGAGAATTTTGTAGACTATGCTCCGTTATCCCAGATTAAAGTCATTTCTCATAAGGAGAAAGATGAATGGAAATTGGAAACAAAGTATAACATTGGTAAGAAAAAATTAAACAATAGTAATAAATAATTTTATCCCAGGGATGGGATGGATGAGGGTTGACGGATCCCAATAAAACCGTCATTTTAAACTATGCCGAAAGGGTAGTATTTTTTAACTCGCTTAATAGGAGAACATAATGTTAGAAAACATTAACGCATCAATCGATACCATTTCTGGTATCAAAACAAAATTTGTTGAGACGTATGTCAAAAACGAAGAAATCAAATCACAACTCCAAACTTATATCGATGCTCAGCAAACATTTGCTAAGACCGTTGCAAAAACTACTGTAGATTTTTTCGCAACAGTAGGTTTATCTGCTATGACTTTTGATGCAACACAAGCATTTAAAACTAAGTAAGGAGATATGTTATGACACACTTATCTGTATTCGGTCCAGGCTTCAAAGACTTCGATAAATTTTTTATCGGCTTTGACGATCAGTTCAGTCGCATTGCTAAAATGCATGATGATCTGACAAAAAACATTCCCAACTATCCTCCATACAATATCAGGAAAACAGGCGATAACACGTATGTTATTGAACTGGCTGTCGCTGGCTTTGCTAAGCAAGACATTGAAATTGAATTGGCAGATGGTAAAATGATAGTTAAAGGTAATGTTCAAAGCACAGATGATGCTGATACATTTTTATTTAAAGGTATTGCAGGAAGAAACTTTACTCGTGCATTTGCTTTAGATGATACTGTTGAAGTAAAAGATGCAGCTATGTTAAATGGCATGCTAAAGATCTTCTTGGAACGTATAATTCCAGAACATAAGAAACCTAAGAAAATTGAGGTTAAAGATGTTCAAGAAGATAAATCCACAAGTTCTAAAAGAGGTAAAGCTCAATTGCTAACAGAAGATTCTTTACAGAGAGATCTATAATGTTAAAGTATATCAAGCAATTACTTTCCTCAGTCTTTAAAAAAAGTTACGGTTCTGATTTAGAAGAATATATTGTTGCCCGTAACCCTACTAACACTGGTGATGTAGAAAGACTAACTTTAGAATACAATTCAAAAATGAATAAACAAATATATTATATTTAAATTAAGGATATATAATGACAATTAAAGTAATTAAACTCGTCACAGGCGAGGAAGTGATTGGTGATATGAAGCCATCGGGTCCACATGATGACAGAATCACGGTTGACAAACCATGTGCTGTTATGTTGATTTCTTCTAAATCAACACCTGACCAACACTCGATGGCTCTGATTCCTTATGCTGCATATACCGCAGAACATAGTATAGAGATTTATAAAAAATCTATAGTGTGGACTGCTGAATTAGCAGACGATGTATTGAATCAATACAATTCAATATTCGGTTCGGGAATTCAAATTGTGTCTGGCGATTTACCTTCTCGTAAATAAGTAGACTCCTCCTAGTACAATCATTGCGATTGCTATTAGGAGAGTTACTGCAAAAAGAAAAAATCCTATACTTGCAGCTTCTTCTGCTTCTTCTCTGATTTTATCTAAAAAAGATTTTGACATTTTTATTTCTTAATTGTTGTTGGATGCTTTTCAAACCAACGTTGTAGTCCTTTTTGATCTAGACTACCTGAAAAGAATTTCATAAACCCTTTATAGAATTTAATCTTGTTAGGGTCACCGTGAAACCTATTCTCTAATTCTTCATCGTGTAAATGCTTTTGTCTTATTGCAGGTAACAATTCTATGTATGCGTAGTATGCGAATAATAATATATTTGCTACTAACAGAACAATAAAAAGTATAGCAAGTAAATATGCATGTAATACTATTAGTATAGTTGGTATTAGGCAGAATCCTATCAATGTACCAATAACCAATAACAACGTTTCGGTTTCAGGTTTCATCTTGTTCTTTCTTTCTACGTTCTTGCTCTAAGTAGTTTTCGTATTCTTTTAATTTCTTTTGACGTTCAAACCATTCTTGTTTTCGTATAGCTTCTGCTTGTTCTCGAAAGTTGTTTGGTCGATTAATATAAGTGCCCCAACGAGTTTGTGCGTCGTATGCAATATACATAAACACGCCTCCCATAAAAAGCATTACTACGAGAGTACCTATACCAAGAGCAATCTCAAATTGATATTTTGCTCTTCGTTCTTTACGTAGTTTATTTTTAAGCGCTTCCTGCTGCATTTGTTTAACAACAAGAGTTCTTTGTTGAGCGCCCAACTCTTTAGTCATTGATTCAACTTCAGTATACAATGCGCCCAGTTCCGGAGGACTTTGATATATCATTAATTCACGAAGTTCTTTACCCATTTGTTCTAATTGTTTTTTCATTAGAACACGTTG